GCCCCGCGCACAATTCATTTTCGATATCAAGGATCATGTTTGTGTTCCTTTCTGTGGGCCAAAGGGCTTACGCCACTACGGTTTCGTTGAAGTTCAGCGCGTCGGTGCGACGGATCGGAATGCCCCGAAACATCGGGATTGTTTTGCCGCCATAGTCGCCCCACGAGATAAACTGCTTCTTGTCGCTGAGAGCCTGACGCTCCATCCACTCCATCATGCCACGGTCGCAGTAGAACACCGGACGGCAGCCTGAGAGGCGATGCAGACGGTTGACTGCTTGAATCATCAGATCTTCGATGTGCGCGCCGGACGCATAGTTCGTCACCAGCGTGTTCCGAGCGATGTTGGCAATGCGGACAACGTAGCGGTGATCTTTTACCGACAAGCCGCAGTTCCACTTAAGGCGATCAACATAGGCGTAGTAGGCGTTGCCGTTTTCGTCCAGCACGCGCTGACCCAGCGGATGCCCGTCGTCGGCCGAACCCAGCTTGGCGCTTGCGTCGGTGTGCTGAAGCCCGCCCTGCGTGCCCTTCGGATAGATCCCCGTCACCTTGTTAACGTCCCAGCCGATCAGCCAGATTGAGCCGAGGAACGAACCTACGCCGGCTGCGTTCACGATCTGGTCCGAATTTACGCCTGAGAGCGAGTTGTAGCGCGGAGCAAAGCCAGTGAACCGCTCGGGATTGACTGCCGCATTGCCGTAGAACAGCGTGGTCGCCAGCGTGTCGTTCATCCCTTCCATGTGAGCGACCAGTTCGTCTGCACGAAACTTGGAGATGTTGCCCGAAAAAATGGCCACGTCGCGGTCAACAAGGCTTTCGGCTTCCAGCATCGCGGCACCGTCGTCCTGCACGCCGGTGGTGCCTTTCGAGGGCGCAACACCCTGGTTCAGTTTTCTCCACGTCGGCGTCGGTTTGGACGTGCGAACAATCGTCCGCTCACCCGTCACCAAGTTGCCTTCCCTCCAAGTCATGTCCATCAGGATGTCGTTGTCGCGAGTCAGGATTTCGGCGATGTCGACAAGTTTCCCGTCCGGACTCATCTTCCGCAGCACGTCGAGAAGCGAGTGCTCGGCTGCATTGATCGTTGGCATGTGTTAAGCCTTTCTAGTCAGAGAGGTAGAGCTTTTCGTGAAATGCTTTCGGCTTCGGCGCAGGCGCCTGGTCCGTTCGCACGAAGTCGCCATCCTCCCCGATGGCTTGCCCGGCCCGATACGCAGCCCGGATCATTTCGGGATGGTTGCCCAGCCCTGTTTCAACCAGCATTTTCCGGAACTCCGGCCCTGCGAACCTGTCCAGAAAACGCGCTGCAACGGCTTTCACGGTTTCGTGGTTCTCCGGCGTCCCGCCAATCTCTTGGTCGGCAAGCGCGGCATCGACCCACGCTTTGCGGGTCGCCACAATCTGCGCCTCAAGCGCTTGCTGCACCCGCGCCTCGGTCTTCTGCACCAGCCCGGCGGCCAGCGGCGCTAGCTTGTTGGCCTGCTCGTTCGTGAGCTTCAGCTCCTTCAGCACCGGGGTCGCCTCGTCCAGCGCCTCAGTATCGAGCGTCATTCCATCGGGGAGCGTAAATTCGTATGCCTCAGGCACAGCAGCCTTAGTTGCCGCGGCCTCGCCATCGGCTTCAGGCTTCTGATCCAGCTTGCCGGTGAGCAGGCTTTCATCGTCGCCAAGGGTTGCCCCTGCTGCGTCTGGGGAGGGAGTTGCAGCAGGGGCCCCTTGTGCGCCTGCAGTGGCTGCGGGCGGAGAGGCTTGCTTGGCCGGCGCGTCATTCGCGCTCGGCGTCGTCACTGTATCGGTTGTTGCGATCTCGTCGGCCATTTGACACCTCCATGGTTGAGCGTTGGGTTTGAAGTTCCTCAAGCAGCACTGCTGGCAGCGCGTCCGGCCTCACAAGTCCGAACCAGCCAAGGATTTCCAAGCCCAGCTCCCTGCGTCCCTCGTGCTTGACGAGGTGGCGTCCATCGGGGCCGTAGCCGTCCCGCAATATACCAGCAGCGTCTATGATGCGAAACAAGAACCTGCGACCTTGGGGGATCTCGATCAACCTCTCCAGGTCGTCCCGCTCCAGTTCCTCGCGTTTCAGGCTGCCTGCTCCCTCTGCATTGCCGCCGTTTCAGCCATTGATTTCATCGCGTCCGCGCCCTGCCTGGCAGCCGGCGCCATCGCAGCCATCTCCTCCATCCGGCGCTGCTGCGCCTTCGCCTTGCGCATGGCTTCCACGTCCTCGTCCGACCGCACGATCGACGGCGGCGCACCCACGATCCGGACGTATTCGTCAACGGCTTGGTCGAAATCAAGCTTGTCCACCACGTCCGGCACGGCTTGACCTATCCCGAGCGCAAAATTGACCGTCCGCTCAATCGCGGAAGCGCCTACCACGCGCTGCATCTGAGTCAGCAAACTCACAAACTCGATCTGCACCGGGGTGCCGTCCATTGTTTCAGGCGGCGGCGGCAGCGCATTTGCGCGCTCCAAGATAGCATAGGCGCGCTCAACAGCCGGCGACAGCTTTTCGGTGTTTGCCCGCGTGACCATCGTGCCAAGCTGAATTAGTTGTTCTTCATAGCGCCGTGCAATCTCCTCAACGTTGCGCGGCTGCACTCCCTCCATGCGCGTAATTGCCATGAACAAGTCCACGTAGAAGGTCCGGTCGATCCCGCGCCGAACCTCCTCATAGTCCTCGCGCACTGCCTGAAGCGCTTGAGGCGGAAGCTGGAACAGCGGCCCCACATTCGGCACATCGGCGCTTGCAAAGCTGTTCACTGCACCGGGCTGAAAGTTAAGCTTTTTGCCCGCAGCCGTCTGCGAGGTCTTGATCGGGGGCTTGGCAATGTAATCCGTAACCTCGCCCTTCCGCTTTTTAGCAATCATCAGCTCTCTCAGCTCGGGCAACGCCTCAATCGCCGGGGAATAGCCCCACACGTCGCCGCCGACCGCATCCCACCGCGCGCACCAGAACGGCTTTTCGTTGAACCCTGACTGCCGCAGCAGCTTGCCCTTTTCGGCCGTGTCGTTGGCGTCCCACCAAACTGAAGCATAGGCCATGTTGCGGTTGTCCGCCCGCCCGATTCTGCGCTGGCTGTTCGGCATTATCGCGTGATAGACGTTTACCTCGATTGAATAATCGGCCCGGCCATAACAGTCCCGCACATGCTGGCTGCACGCGTTGCCGAAGCTGTTGACGGCCTGCTCGACCGTCATCGGCACCCGGCGCACCAGCGTCGTGATCTCGCCCGTCTCGTCGGCCGCAATCCAATACTCGCCCATAGTTAGCGCGTGGGTCACCATGCCCACAATCGGATGCTCGACCATGACCCCGGCCTCCGTGCCGAAAATCCCGTTTTCGGCAAACCCGGACTTGGCCGCAGTGTAAAAATTGGTCGAGGCAAGGAACGCATAAAGCCGGTTTTCGACCTGGGCCAACCATTCCTTTATCGGCCCAAATTCCATCATGTCCTTGTCAGCCGCTTCCAACTTAAACCACGGGTTCGCCAAGGACGCCAGCCCGCTGGACATGCCTGACGCCAAAATGCGCGCCGCCATGACGCCGTGGTTGTCGCGCAGCTTGCTGTTGGCCCGCACTTTTGCCCTGTTAACGTCGGATTGAAGCCATTTTGACCTCATCGGCTGGCACAAATCCGAGACCTCGCGCATGTCCTGCTCGATCTGGTCGCGCACGTGTTTCATTCCCACCAGCCGGCGCTCGCAAAACGAGCGCAGGTCAGTCGGCGGCTCGCTCGTCGAAACTGGCGCGATGGCGTCAGCCACCAGTGTAGCCTGCGCCCGTCGTGGCAGGGGCGCCCAGCGTGCCGCGCGATCCGGTCAGCATTGTCGCCGCCATTGCCATGCGCCGCTTCGCCTTGTCTTCAGACCTCTCAACTGCGCTTTTGGCAGGCGTCCGGGCAGCTTGCCGCTCAGGCACCTCGGGAACGTCCGGACTGGATAAGCACATCGTCTAGCTCCTGATCTCTGCGTAGCGGTCGTATTGCTGCGCCGCAGGGAATGTATCCCCCAAGGCCTCCTCCTTGATCGCAGGCATCAGAGCATAGACCACAGCATCGCCTCGGTCGGGCGAGCGACCCAGCCGCTTTTTGATGTCTTCCTTGCTTTCGACTTGAATTCCGGCCACCACCGGCCTCCAAAGCGGCGACGTGAGATCGGCCAGCAGCCGCTGATCATCCGGCAGCGCGATCAGGTTCTGGCTCGCCGGGTCCAGCGCTTCCCGCAACTGCCACCAAAGCTGCGAGCGCAAGTTTGCGAAGCGCAAACTCCCGTCTTTCGACGTCTCCCACGATTTTGCCGCCCCGCTAATTGCCGTCGCCTGGATGCGGTTCTGCCGCATCAGGTCATAGGGACTGGCGCCCACCCCCACTACGTCGATGTGCACCACCGCCCGATCGCGCCGGGTCTGCATCACATGGCCCAGCACCGCAGGACCGTCAGGCGTCGAAGCGCCGGAGAAGCATTTCAAGTCGTCGAACCATGTGCCGTGTCTGGCGCTCAAAATGGTCATGTCCTTGCCGCCGCGCGCGACATCGACCCCGAGCACGTCCATCGGCCCCGGCCTCGCCTCATGGAACGGCCGCCAGCGGTCCATCGCCGCCTCAGCCCAAGCCGTCGGAATTACCTGCCATTCGTCATCTTCGACCCCGGCCATGAAGTCCCCCTCGAGCATCTGCGAGCGCAACGGTTCAGGCAGCGATTGCAGCGTGGCGATATATCCAGTCTCTAGGTAGAAAATGTTGTCGCTGACGCGTGACGGGATAAATGTCCGACTTTTTGGCGTGATGATCTCGGTGCGACCATGCTTTTGCGGGTCAAAGTCGTAGAAGGGCTGGTCGTCGACGACCACAAACGGGCGGCCGTCCTCCAACTCATAGTCCTCGCGTCCGGCCACCGTCGCAAACCATCGCAGTTCGCCTGGCTGCGCAGGATGCGGATGCCTTGAGTCGAGCCACGGCGCAAAAAACTTGACCACCCAGCGCCCGTTCGCGGTCGTGGGCGGGTTGAACGTCATCACGACGCGGCATCTCTGGGTCTGCAACGCAGTCCGGTTCCAGCCCATGACGAAGCGCGCCCGATTTTCAGGCACCTCCGTCACTTCGTCGAACGCAATGAGATCATGCGGGCGTCCTTGCCATCTGGTCTCGTCGCCGGGATCGCCGAGACCCCCGAACTCGACCAGTCGCCTGCCTATGCGCCACTGACCCTTCTGGCTGTTGTAGCCGCCTGAGTCGCCCAGCAATTCCGCCAAGCGCTGCACGACGCCCTCCAGCTGGGCTTTTTCGCGCCGGAAAATGACTGACCGCTCATGGTGCTCCAAAGCCAGCCCGCAGAGCAGGTCCGTCTTGCCGCCCCCGGCCGCACCGCCATAGCCGATGATGTCAGCCGCGCTCTCCAGCGCCATCTGCTGGGGGCCGGGCAGCGGAGTCCAGCGCCGGCCGTCGCTGCTGAGAATGCTGGCCACCTCGGCCCGCTCAGCAGGCGTCATGTACTTCCACAGCGCCTGGATGCGCTTGGGGTCGGTCAATCGCCGCTTTCTTTGCGTTTTTCTGCCTCAACCAAAATGGCAGCCAGTTTTGCCGCCTGCTGAAGCGACAGACCGTCTCTCTCCTCCAGCCTCTCGCCGCCGCTCGTCACGTCGATCCGGTCGCCGTAGCTGCGCGGATCCCACTTTGCCAGCAGCTTTAAATCTGTCTCGACCATTAACTTGTCCCGCTGAACATCACCGCGGCTAAACCCATTTTCGCCAGCTGCAACTTTTCTGGTGCGCCAAGCGATTGCGTCATGGCCCAATTTGCGCGCGCGCGCGATGCGCCGTTTAATTTTTTCGTCCTCGCCCTCCCAGTCATAAATAGCGTCTGTCGACACTCCGACTTCGCGGCATGTGACGGCAAGCGGAATTCCTTGTTCGAGGCCCTCGATGACCTTTCCAACAAAGTAGTTCCGCTTGTCTTGATCGAATGGTTTCCTGCCCATGCCCCTACTTTACCCCCCAAGGCGCCGTCGCTCTCTGGCCTGGATGATGGGTGTCAGATCGAGGTGGCCTTCTGGATGGTATCGCTGGAGGCGTCTGAGCAGGCGCAGGGAGCCGAGGCGTGCGTCTGTGGTCTGCTCCCAGTCGTCGGAGACGCGGATGTCGTGCGGCATGGTGGCTTTCAGGGTCGGCGTATGATCGAGGATCTTGGGCTCGCCTCGCTCGCCTCGCTCGGCTTGAAGGCCCATGTCTCTGGCCTTGCTGCGGATGGCTTGCTTGGTTCGCCGCAAGGAAAATGCGAGCGTGCCGATGGACTGGGAGCCGTATCCCTCGCGCAGCACTGTCAGCTCGATCGCGCTCCATTCCGGGCGCCTGCGTCGGGGTTGGATGCGGTTTATGCGGCTCATGCTGCGCGGGATGCGCGGGATGCGCGGGAACGCGCACACGCGGCCAGCTCCTCGAGGGTCACGTCGCTCACAGCTGTCAGAGCCGGCCAGTGGTGCGCAGGGATGCTGTCCCGCAGCATCCACTGGTGCACCGTCATAGGCGGCAGCGAGAGCGCGCGAGCCATGTCGGGGGCTTTGCTGCCCCACCGCTCGAATACAGTCTGATAATGCCTCATGGCCCGTATCATACGGCACGTGGCGAGAAATTCAAGCCCCCCTTTGCAGCGTTTCGTGCCGATACCCCCCCTATCAAAAAAAACAGGCAACGGCCATCCGAAACGTATTGACTTCGTTAGATACGTGCCGTATGTTCTTCTTATCGCCGCACAGCTACCGACTGGCGCGGCGTAATGGAGGTGAAAATGCCTAAGACGATCACCCGCCAACAGCTCGTGGACGCGAGAGCGTGCACTTCGCAGATCAAGCTTTTCGATGTCCATTTCCCGGGCGGCGTGGCACGCGTCACATGTCACCGTGCACGTGCGCT